GCAACCGAATGGGATCTATCAATAACAACAAGAGAAGCAGGGACAATAGAAACAATAACAATAGACAGAACTATAGAAACAGATTCTACTACAAACTCTTACTCTATCTTTGCACAATAGGTACACCGGTGTTTGCCGAAGATACTAATGTTAGCAATCCTGTAGCAGCTGCAACAGGTAACGTAACTAATCAGGCTGTACAATTTCAGAACAATGGTGCGTCATCACGTCAGATATATGGTCCAAACATACAATGTAATGGATCTACAATGACGTTTAGCCCTTTTTATATGGGCAATCATACAAAACCATTTGACGAGTTTATGCAACCTAGTAGTTATACTATTGCAGAAAACTGGGGGTTCCAGATTAACTTTATGGTTCCCCTAGATAAGTCAGGATATAAGCAGTGCAAAGAAATGGCAAAGAGATATGAAGAGAAGATGAAGCTCGAGTACGAGATTACACGAGCCCATAAGTGTGCGGACTTAATGAAGAAAGGTTTTATGTATAGACCTAACACAACTAATGCAAAGCTGTGTCAGGATATCGTACCTATCGTTAAAGTCAAGCCACCTAAACCTAAAAAGAAATTTGGATTATTTTAAATGAGTAGTACACTATCAAGACAAATAGCAGAACGTGCAGAAGCTGCTAAAAAGAAGGCTGCTAAAAAGAAGCCTGCAAAGAAAACCACTGAAACCACCGAATCATGATTACATTAGTAAAACCAATTTTATTTGCCTTTATCAAAACTAAAGCAGTTAAAGAACTGATAGTCAAGTTATTAGAGGCATACGCAAAATCTACAGATAATACAGTAGATGACAAGCTAGTCGAGCTAGTCAAGAAAAACTTAGACGTATAGTATGAAAGTCTTAACCACCCAAAAGAAAAAACCTAAAATACAAGTTATTGATAATTTTCTTCCTTTAGAAATTTTTAATAAGTTTACTAATCATGCAATTTGTTCTCCTCATTTTGTAGGCATTGGTCATACAGCATTTGCAAGTGAGTTATCTAACAATAATTTTGCAGAGCAGCAAATGCAAGCAATAATGTTTCAACGCTATATAAATTCTAGCGAAGTATCAGATTGTTATTTACACTTAGAATCTCAGATAAAAAAGATCAATAAGCTATTAGGAATTAAAAGACTTTGGCTAATGCGAGTAAATTGTACCTTTGGTCAAAAAGAGCGATTCCAAGGAGCTTGGCATATAGATAATAGTTGGAGTGAATATCTCCAAAAACATGGTAAGACTTGTATCTTATATCTAAACTCTAATAACGGAGGTACACAATTTAAAAACGGTCCTTTTATAGAGTCAAAAGCAAACAGATGTGTTATTGCTCCAATGACAGCAGTACACGCAGGCGTGTGGGCTACAGACATTAAATGCCGTTATGTATTAAATATTAATTATGAATGAAACTACAAGGGTAATACCTAAAAAAGCTGCTGAAGAATCATTTAACGAGTTACACTACCTTGTTACTGAAGATTTTTTACGTAGAATCAAAAGTGGCGAAGCAACAACTCAGGACTTAAAAGCAGCATGTGATTGGCTAAAAACCAATGATATCACAGGTGTTGCTCTTGAAGGCAGTCCTTTAGATAGGTTAGCTTCAGTCATACCAAAAGTAGATCCATCTTTAGTCAAATCTAGATTATATGGCAAGAACAGGACCGGCACTTAGCCCTAATCCCGGTAGGACAGCTAGGTTCTATCGACGAAATAAGAAGTCACGTCTTAAACGTAGACGTGCTCAAGCTCGTATTAATAATACGCCAGCTAAAAGAGCGTATCGACGTGAACTTATGAAGATACGTAGAAAGCGTAAACCCGGTAAACAAACTGATTTGTCACATAAAGGTGGCAAGATTGTTACTGAGTCACGTAAAGCAAACCGAGGAAGAGGCGGAGCAACAAGACGTTAATGACACCATTACTACCAAACCCTGATCACTATTTACACAATTTAATAACCATGACAAGTTCAGATTCTAAACGGCTCTGGAGAAGAGCTATCAAAGAGCACTTTAATTGTACATGCGTTTATTGCGGAGAATTTCATGAATTACACAACCTTACAATCGACCACGTACGCCCCAAATGCAAAGGGGGTACAGATACTACAACGAATGTTGTACCCTCGTGTCGACGATGCAATCAGGAAAAAGGTAGTAAAAACTGGAGAGACTGGATGAGGTCGACATTCGGTATTACAGATAGAGAACAAACTATTTTATCACATATAAGATGAACGCTTATATAAGCAACAGAGAAAAGAATAGACCAAAGTTTCCCGAAGACAGGGAGAAGTTTGGTACTGAGTTTTTAGATACTATAGGAGATCGTATTAACGAGACTGCATTTGGTAAGTTTCGTCAGGCAGGTTTACAGAAACAAGCTGATTTACAAAAAAAGGTGTATGAAAGCAGCAGTCCATTAATACAAAAAGTTATTGATGTAGCTAACACACCTAACAAGATTGAACAGAATATACTAAAAGGTATTAGTGATGCTACACGAATAGATCAGCGTATAAGTACACCTCTTACATACGCAGCTATTAGTGGTGGTATTAAAGGTGCTAGTAAACTAAAGCCTAAACATTTAGGTATAACACAAACTATTGAGCCGTATACACCTCCTAAAGGATTAGGTAAAACACCACGTAATATGGTGAATATAACTAACCAAGTAGATGAGGTGTTTAACATGCCTTCTGTAAAAGTACAAGATATTATTAAAGTAGCTAAACGAAATAAAATTAGTTATAAACAAGCTGAAGAATATTTAAACCTTAAGTTAAAAGGGTTTGAACCTACAGGTACACTTAAGCCGGGTTCTAGTCGACTTAGTCGAGGTTATAAAAAAGGTGGATTGTTTGATCCTAACAGAGATGATACTATTATGTACAGCTCTACACCAAATCAACCAAGACCTAAATTACCTCCTAAAATCACAACTAACGAAAAGATGAAACAAGCTTTATTAAATGATGAAGCTATTATACTTAATCCTACGTATAGAGGTGGTAAAATTACAGTCAGAGACGAAGCTGACTTTTTTGATGTTAGTGCTGCTTTAATCGGCCCCGGTCAAGAAATTAAAAAGGATTCTAAAGGTAGAAAAATACCTTACGACAGAAAAGGTGTTACTGAGTTCGGAAGTACAAAGTCTGCTCAACGTGATAAGATTTATAAACATTTACAAGCAAAGTTAGGTATTAACAACATCACTCGTACTGAGTTTAACAAGTATGCTGCTGAACAGATTGCTGCTGAAAAAGATTTACGTAAAGCTATTAAATTATTAAATCTTAGAGCGTATGCTTCGGCTAAAAATATAGATTTATCTGACTATCCCACAAAAGAATCACAGCTAGAGTTTTTAAACTATATAAATAAAAGAAAACGAGCTAAAGATCCAAAGTACATTGATTATAGAGAAACATTTGATTACGGTCATATTATATCTGCTAAAACTGGATTTAGACTAGAAGACTTAGGTATGAACCGAATATCTAATACTGAAATTGAAACTGCTAGAAATATTGAATCAAGAGATCCTTATACAAACAGGATTATTGAGATATTACAAGAAGGTAACAGAGAAAGAGGATCTAGGCGAGACTTTATTCCAGAAGTACAGATGATGAGAAATACAGCTGGTACTGTAGCTGAAGACTTTATAAAATGGAAATCTAATCAACCCGGGGCTAAAGGTCCTAATCTTACTAAAATATTAGATAAGTTTATACCTAGAGAACTACATGAGAACTATCTTAGATTTATACAAAAAAGATTCTACGAAAGACGTCAGGTAGCAGGTAGTTTTAAAGAATACTTAGAATATGAAATAGGTATGCCTTACGAAAGATTTAAAAAGTTAGGTAACAAATTACAACTAAGGATTCGCAGAGACTATGAAAAAGAAGTTGCAGAAGCTGGTATTGTTATAGGTCGTCAGCAGTACGATCAGGCTTACACGTGGATGATAGAAGCTATAGATGAATTTATAGGATTACATCATCTTCATAAAGATAAAAGAATAAGAGCACCTAAAGAAGCTGGAACTCTATATGACATTGAAGATCTTTTACCAAGAGATATAGACACTCTTTTAGATATGATATTACCGGATTCGTTTAATGAATGATAACCAAGTTATAACCGCCCTTAAACAAGATTTTAAGCTTTTCCTACAAGCATTGTGGGAGGAGCTAAATCTACCACAACCTACGAGGGCACAATATGCTATTGCAGATTACTTGCAGAATGGTCCCAAGCGACTACAGATACAGGCATTTCGGGGAGTTGGTAAGAGCTGGATTACTGGTGCTTTTGTTTTATGGACTCTATTTAATGACCCCGAAAGAAAGATCATGATTATCTCTGCGTCCAAAGAACGTGCAGATAACATGTCTATCTTTTTACAGAAACTAATTATAGACACAAAGTGGTTAGCATATTTACAACCTAGATCTGATGAGAGCAGATGGTCTCGTATATCTTTTGATGTAAACTGTACACCACACCAAGCACCCTCTGTTAAGTCAGTGGGTATTACCGGTCAGTTGACGGGATCTCGTGCAGACTTAATTGTACTAGATGACGTCGAAGTACCGGGTAACAGTATGACGGAGTTAATGCGTGAAAAACTTTTACAACTATGTACCGAAGCTGAATCCATCCTTACGCCGAAAGACGATAGCCGTATTATGTATCTCGGGACTCCTCAGACTACTTTTACTGTTTATCGTAAGCTGGCAGAGCGGAATTATAGACCGTTTGTTTGGCCGTCCCGATACCCAAGACGTAAAAAGCTTAGTCAGTACGAAGGACTCCTAGCACCACAGATACAAGAAGATCTGGATATGGGTGCAGAAGAGTGGGAAGTTACAGATCCTGACAGGTTTAGCGAAGAAGACCTTATAGAACGTGAAGCATCTATGGGTCGATCAAACTATATGCTTCAGTTCCAACTTGACACAAGTCTATCAGATGCAGAGAAGTTTCCTCTTAAAATGGCTGATCTCATTATCACTAGCGTTAATCCTACTACTGCCCCTGATAATGTTATCTGGTGCTCAGACCCAAAGAATGTTATTAAAGACGCCCCTACGGTGGGACTGCCCGGAGACTATTTCTACTCACCCATGCAGCTCCAAGGGGAGTGGGGTCCTTATGCTGAGACCATATGTTCCGTAGACCCTTCTGGAAGAGGCTCAGACGAGACCGCAGCAGCCTTCATTAGCCAACGCAATGGGTTTCTATACCTACACGAAATGAGAGCCTACAGAGATGGTTATAGCGACAAAACACTACTAGACATACTCAGAGGTTGTCGTAAGTATAAAGTAACTAAGTTAGTTATTGAGACAAACTTTGGTGATGGTATGGTAGGTGAACTATTTAGAAAACACATTAAACAAACAGGACAGTACATTGATATTGAAGAAATTAGGGCGAATGTTAGAAAAGAAGACAGAATCATCGACAGTCTTGAACCTGTGCTTAATCAACACCGTCTTGTTATTGATAGGAGTGTTATTGATTGGGACTATGCCTCCAACAAAGACAGTGCACCTGAGAGTCGGCTCCTCTATATGCTCTTTTACCAGATGAGCCGTATGTGTCGTGAAAAAGGTGCAGTTAAACATGACGATAGGTTGGATACCCTTGCACAAGGTGTAAAGTATTTTACTGATGCGTTGTCGATAAATGCTCATGATGCGATAAAATTAAGAAAAAGAGAAGAATGGGAGTCAATATTAGAAGATTTCCTTACATGTCCACAAAGATCAGCGAATCATCTGGTTTTAGGCATGAATAAGGAGCAAAGAGAGCAAGCAATGGGTCTAGAAGGCGATTCACCAGTCCCTAACTGGACTTAAGTCGATCCCTCACGTATACAGGGGACGAGAAGGGTGGACTCGCCCCTATGGAGGAGACTAACATCTCCTCCTACCTATTACATGTTATCATATGAGTTGATAACTCTTAATATACTACCACTAACTAACTATCATGAGAATATTTGCAGCTATAGAGCGTATATTACTGGATAGATGGAGAAAAACTAAGATAGCACTAAAGATTAACAAGTGGCCGCTGCTAAATATGCAAGAACAGCGTTTACAGCTTAAAAAACAGTACCTAGAAAGTCTATTCCGTAAAAAATGACACAATTTTGTGAAGCCTATTGGCGTCGTCGCAGGGTCGCACTTCCCCCCAGTCGGTATTATAAATCAGAATTATTCTGTATTATTCAGTATTTATAACTGTAATTAATATTTTTTTATTGTTATTACTAATTGACAACAGAATATTTGTATTTATATTTTGTGTGATCTGTAGGCGTTCTTGTCTTGCGTCTTATGAGATTCACAATCATGTGCGACTCAGATAAGATGTGTGGTACTGCTCAAATATCATGTTAGTCTCAGTTTGGACGGCTATAATAAGTATATAAGAGATAAGGAGACTTTAAAAATGACAAACATCAAAACAGTAACAAACACAGCATTCGGTAAAACATTGCATTACGTTGTAGATAATTATTATGCAGATGCTATTACTCAACTAACAGGTAAAAAGACTATTAATAATAAAGATATTGCAGCGTTAATGCAGTTAGGGCTTGCAGTTAATGACAATACATTAGAAACTGTATTAGCTAGTTAATTATAATTAAGGAGTATATTATGAACCATCAAAGATTTAAGTTTTACAAACATTCTACTGAGTATTACAGATCATTATATAATACTATTAATGAATTAGAAGAATTAGATGTAACACCTTGTTTACAACAATATCCATCTACAATTAATAATTATCGTAAATCAAAATTTATTAAAAGTAATAGTAATACAAATAAGACACATAAGAAAGTGATGTGAGACCAATAGTGAGTCTTATGAGATTCACAATCATTATCACAATCAGTCTCATGCGTCTCATTAGAATCATGTGGTATTGCTAAAATATCATGTTAGACTCAATTTAAGATGCTATAATTAATATATAAGACAATTTATCCCTTAATTTTTATTCACAATCAATCAATCGCACGGACGCACACATTATGACACAAGATAGACGGCTAGACGCACGCCAAACAGGGACGTATGACGTTTACATAGACATAGACATAGACTGCGAGGAGTTACTGGACGCATGTGGTCTTGACTACATCAAGTCAGAGGACGACGATACACAGAACGAGGTGCAAGTTATACTTGACAAGGACGAGTTCTGCGACATCTTTGAGACAGTACAGCTTGCCAAAGCCAACGAACAGATCTTTGCATCACGCATACTCAATCCAGAGCTAGGCGAGTACACAACCAGAGTACAAGTCTATACACCGCAGGGAGACAAGATCACTTTTGAGTAAAAATACTTATTGACTTGTCATTTAATTTAAGCTATAATATAATCAGGAGGACAAAATGTTAACTATATCATTACTTACAAGTTTATTGTTATTCTTACCACAAGATTTCCTTAACTTGTACAACTATCAACAAACACAATATCAGCCAGAACTATGCTACATACTTTAACATTCGGTCGTAATATCGGCACACAGGGTTATGTAACAGACCTTGACTGGGAGTTATACTGTCAGGAAGTACTTGACGCTAACTTCGACGGCTATACTGTGCAAGACGCAATGGGATCATGGAAGTCTATGCCAGAAGATAGCAAGGTCGTTATCATCAACACCAACAACACAGATCTAGTCAAGGACTGTGCACAACTATACAAAGAAATGTACCAACAGGAAGCAGTTGGTCTATTTACTACAGCAACACCAATGGAGTTTATCTAATGCAATTCAGTCAAACATACTACAACACACTCACACCAATGCAACACGCAGCTAACAATGCGTGGTTCGCACAGATGCTATCATACCTCAAGGAAGATGGCGTACTATATGTACCAGTACTCGATAAAAGATTCAACAAGCAAGGAGAAGAAATCAAATGACACAGAACAACCCAATGGAAGCAGTATACAAGAGTGTACTAAGTGCATACAATCCACTACATATCAAGGACATATTGATACATGGTGCATCACGCAAGGCTATATTCCACAAGTCAAGCAAGGACATCATAGAGTTCTATGGACAGCACAACGAGGGTATACACCACGAGTTACTTGACAGCAAGGAAAAATGGTTCAAACTCTATGCGTTCATGCAGTACTGCTACAACCAGACAGACAAGACAGACCAAGATCAGTTCGAGTTCTTACGTGACGTAGTGTGGTTATACATTGACAAAGTAGCTGATGAACTAGGTGATGACTACGAGTTACATAACAAGGACAGACAGACTATCGAAGACGAAGTAATAGCACTTGACCTTAAGTTTAGAAAGCAACAACTAAAAGTTATCGACGGAGGTAAGTCATGAGTAATGTCTACAAACCACCACACAAAACACCAAGGACACCTGCATGGCAACTACCACTTCATGAGGCGAGTGTCACAGCATCAACGCTGTTAGATCAGCCAGACATAGACGAGGACATATCTCAGGACATACATGAGATATACGAGAACATACTAAGACTAGAAAGAATACTATACGAGGAGAAAACACATGGCTTTTAACACATACATAGACGACAAGGACATGATACCTATACTACTTGAGCATGACTGGATAATCTGGAAAGATACATGGACGGATTGCTCATACGAAACCTATATGGCTCTCAAGAAGATGATGAGACATACAGGTAATGCAAAAATCTTGATTTCCTAATTTTTTATTGCCAACTTTTCAAATTTTTGCTATTATAATAATATGAATATCTTTGTTACAGACCCATGCCCAATACAGTCAGCTCGCAACCTACCTGACAAGCATATCGTCAAGATGCCACTCGAGACGTGCCAAATGCTATCCATTATATACAGCGACTGGTATTACGGCATAGGTCAATTACACAAACTTGACGGCACACCCTATCGTACTGCACATGGTGCGTTTCGCAAACACCCATGTACTATCTGGGCTGCCGCACACTACGGCAATCTATCATGGCTTATCACACATGGTCTTGCACTATGTGACGAGTATCAAGCACGTTACAACAAGACGCACTCATGTTATGCACCAATGCTAGAGGCTGTGTCCATCTTCGAGTCTGCCTTTGACTTCAACATTGACATCTACAAAGATACAGTTGACACGTTTACTCGTGCCATGCCAGAGCATCTCAAGTTCGACAATACAATATCCACAATCACAGCGTACAAACGCTACCTTAACACCAAGCCGTGGCTAGCTACCAACTATCTACGCATACCATCACGTAAACCATCATTTATTACCACCATGACAACAACACCAAACAAATCAGACTTACCAGTATATGACTTCTCTACTACACCAGAGCAGAGAGCAGCAGAACAAGCTAAGATGGACGCAGCTATACAGGTTGCACAGTTAGAAGCATCACTTAAAAAGCAAGACGCACCAGCTGTCAAGACAGCCAAAGCAAAAGCAAAGGGTCTAGTACCAGCCAAGAAAGCTACCAAGAAATCAGGTAAAGCAGGCAGAATCGTAGGTATCAGCAAAGACGAGAACGAGTTTATCCAAGAAGTATTACATATGATTGCAGATGACCCAGAATTAGGTGCAAGCAACCCAAACTATGTTAAAATACAAGCAAGATACAACAAGTAATCATGTTACAATGCAGCAAGTGTGGTAGTACGACTGCCGCACTCTACACCAAAGCTCACAAGGACTATGCCTGTCTATGTGATGCTTGTTACGATAAATTAATATTCAAGGAGAGAAACTAATGCCAAACCATTGCCATAACAGAGTTACATTCTATGCACAAGATTGCAAGGACGAGACTCGTGCCCAGATTGCCAAGCTCAAGGAGATATTCTCAGGCGAGAGTATTTTTGGACAGATTATACCAGAACCAGACTGGGCTAACATGCCATTACTAACTAGCGATACTCACTATGGTACTAAGTATGGCAACGACGGAGAGTTACCTATACTCCAAACAGATAGATTTGGTGACAGTCTTAGATTCCAGTCAACAGGTATTGCCGATCAGCGTTGGTATGACTGGAGATTACAAAACTGGGATACCAAGTGGGACGCATATGACGTAGAGCAACATGACTTTGATGACCCTGACCAATACGAGGTCACATTCAATACAGCATGGTGTCCGCCAGATGCTATATGCCACAAGATCAGAGAAGATTATCCTGACGTATCAGTCTCGTGGTTCTACGACGAGCCCGGCTGTGAGATAGCGGGGTACTTATAATGAGAGACGATCACCCAGAGATAGGTATAGACCCATATAAG